CCCAATCGTCACCACACCATCATTAGTGACCTGCCAATTTGTATCTGCATTAACGGTACCTTCTTTAACGCGGATGATCATGCCACCAAACAACTCAGCGCCATTGTCGGCTGCTGGGTCACGCGTTGCAGGAACCGCTGCACCATTCCAAACGTAGACACCGCGATCAGCCAACGTTGCGTTGTCTTTCTCTAAGAAAGTATCACCAGCCACCATTGCGGTGCCGTCAATATTTGCACCAGGTGCGGCAAGGTTGATAGCTGCCGTTGAAGCCACACGTACGATTTTGTCGGCAGGGCCTTTGATTAAAATATTAATTGCTTGCAAAAGCTGGGTGTTATCGCCTTTATCTAATGTAAGACCCGCAGCCGCAATGACATTAATCGGCTCTTCCTGTAGTGCGTTCATCCAGTCAGCAGTAATCTCAGTAGGTGGGCGGTTTGTAGCTAGGTCTTCTGCCACAAAGTTATTATCTACGTGGCCTGCGCCATCAATCTTGTGCATAATTTACTTGGCCTCCTACGCCAGTTATATCTTCAAACCATAAAAATACGTGAGCCTGCTTAAAAGCATTGAGTGCATCCCAAACTACCTGCGGGTTCACTACTGAGCGGTAATAACGCACTCTTAAAATGTATCTGGCACGTTGGCCCCACAGCGCGTCACCAATCTTGCTACCGATTCTGGCTGGGCCGAGTAAGTGATCAACTTTCAATAGTGGGATAGCGAAGTCTTCATTTGGCGCGTTATGGCTCCATAACCTGTCACCAATATGCCCACCAATAGCTGCGGCTTTGCGCGGCATTGTTTCGGTTAATCCGTTGAGCGCCTCATTGGCCACACGTCGATACTCACTAATATGCCAATTGGCTTGGGCTGGTTTATGTACGGTTGCTGCATAGCTAATTAGCTCCTGAATCGCGTCATCCAGCCTTGAAAACTCTTGAGACTTTGCAAGGATGAGTGAATCACCAAAGCCGCCAGCAGGCCAGCGCCATGCAGCACCTGGCGGACGCAGCGCTTCATGTGCATTGGCAAAGTGGCGGGCTGTGTATTTAATTAACTTCATCGCCTACGCCCAAGTGATGCCATCAAACACAAGCACTTCACCAGCGCCCACGGCAATATCAGTTACTGGTGAAATGCGCGTGTATTGGGTGGTAACGGTGGCAATTGCAGCATCTACCTCAGCCATTGCTAAGACAGAGGTTTCGCTGGTTTCAGCCAAAATGGTGGTGTTGATCGCGTTGCTAATATCTGTGCGGTTTTGTGCTGTATCGAAGCCTGGCAGCAAATCAACATCAAATGCCACGTTGTGAATAATTGGTGTGCCTAAGCGCCAATCGGCAGTTGCTGGGGCGTAAATCGCCAGTGTTGCAGCTACAGCCTCAAGCACAGCGGCAGTGGGCAAGCGGTTTTCTAGGCTGTTGCAAATAGGCCGTACAAGCACAGTACCAATACCTAATGTGTGTAATTGCACCAAGGCAGTAGTCACTGACGGATGTGCGCGTTTTGCCCAAGCGCGGTAATCATCTGGCTTGCCAGAACGTGCGCCTCGGCTAACTACTACTTGCCACTCATCAACCACACGTGCGCGCCATGAATCGACTAGCTCTTGCTCAGCACCACCAGTCAAGCCTGTTTCGTCTACGGTAAATTCGGAGTCAACCCCTGCAATTGGGTCTATTAAGGTTAATATCTGGCCTGTAATTAAATTGCTATTTGAGCCAGTGGTAGTGCAGCGCACGTTGATTGGATTGTTGCCAGCACCTAATGTCACTGCGCTTAATACTTTGTAATCTAGGCCATTGCTAGCACGCAACAAGGTATCTGCCAGCACCATGCTGCCGATATTGCCAGTGGCTAGCACCGTACCGCTACAAGCAGTAGCATCCAAACGTGTCACAAAATAGAGCGCTGCCCAGACATAAAGCATATCCAAATCACAGGTGAGCGGTGAGATTTGCTTTCTGATCCAGTCAAGATATGCATATAAGCTATGAAACTCACGTGCATCAGCAGCAGTAATTGCTTCACGAATCACAGCAGGCATCGCGGCTAAATCAGCCTCAATGCGCGCTTTAATTTCTAGGTAACTGGGTCTGGCGTAGTCAGTCATGGTTTGGCTTTAAGCCTCACCATAACTTTTAGAGGGTTACAGTGAGGTTTTTATAATGAATTGACGTCCATTATGCTTGCCTGTGATTTGCAAGATAACGCTGGAAACGTTTCCAGCGTCAGTGGTGTCGGTTACAACAATGTCACTCAATGCGTTTGATTTATCTTCTAACGCACGTTTAATCATGTTTAAAGACTCATTGCGAGCCTTATCACCCAGCGCTTGCCAGCGCACGTACCACAAGCCTACACCGCGCATTTCATCGTACCACCAGCCGCGTTGATCAAACGGATTATCCACACGTCCTTCAGGCGCAATTTGATCAGTGAATAAAACCGCATACACTAAAGTTTCAGCGGCAGCCTGTGCCGCTTCGTCTTCAGTTGCGTTTTGGTCTTCAGGTGCTAGGTCAAATACACCGTTATCAATTTGTACTAGTTTCAGCATAAGTTAAATCTCAGGAGGTGAATGTAGGTGGTGTGGTTTTGGAATATCGTCATCTTGCCAAGTTTCAACGCCTTCACCATCCCATTTTTGCCCTTGGCCATTAACATCAAATTGATACGTACTACGAGCATGTAGTTTAATGTTCTCAGCACGCACTTCAAAGTTAAGTGGAGTATCAATTAAAATTCCAGTGCGCTTCAGGTGTACTTTCTGCCCCAAGTCGTCAGACAATGCGACCTCGCCTCGTTCTAAGTCAATTTGATATCGCTTATCGCCAACAATCAGAGCAAAACCACGACTACGATCACCTGAAGGAAAAGCAAGGTATGACTGGCAGCCTTCTAAAGGCCAGTGATTCCAACCATACGGCTCTACACGATCAACATTTGGTGGCAAATCTTCACCATCAAAAATTTCAACCTGAATCTTGTTGCGGCTTACACGTAAGCCACGACCTTGGGCAATCATTAGCTGTATGCGATTCCATATTTGCTGCCAATTCATGACTTAGACTTTCTACGGTGCGCTGCACTGTGGGTTTTTGCTTGTTTAACATCGCCCACAAAGGCGTTACGGTGCATAACAGTCAGGTTAGATATTGTGCCTTGGTTATCATCTTGCTCATAGCTGCCATCGCCGATCAAGAACACATCATCAATGCCTTCATCGGGAATCACCACGCGCACTTGTGTATTAATACGCCAAGGCTCAAACTTGCCTGCGGGCGTGGTGTAGCCCCAGCCGAACAACTCAATGTTAATGCTATGCGCACGCGCTAAGCGGCGGTTACGCTCAAGCTCTGCTCGGCGCTGTAGTGCGCCCAATCCATTGCCGTGACGGTCTGCCACAATATGCATGGGTCTAAAATAAGTTAGGCCAGCATCGATCACCGCGCCTTTACGGCTGGTGTTGGCATCGTAGTCAAAGCTCTTAACGTAATACTCACTGAAGCGCAGCTTGTACTCATCATTGATCTCATAACTTTTAATCTGCTCACCCATTACTAAGGTCGCAACAGGGGCGCTATTGCTAGGCTCTGTCATCATTAAACCACCGTCAGGCGTAGGGTAGATTAGCATGTTGCTGGCACGTGCCGCATTAAGTATGGCGTTAGATGGGCTTTCAGACTGCATGCTGAAATCAGGAACAATTGCAGTAGTTTGTGGCACCTTCACAGGCACTTTAAACAACGTACAAATGCGCTTTACAATCTCACCAAGCCTAATGCCTTTAAGCGTCAGGCTATATTGGCAATCAATCAATTCACGCCCAAGTGAGCGGGCTTGCAAGCTAATGCTGTGGCTATCTTTACCTACGCGACGGCGCACGGCATCGGCACGTACAGTAGTCACCAGCACATTATTAAGATAAACCTCGGCAACAGTATTAGCATCAAAGCCCAAGTTATTACCCACACCTTGGCTTGTAAGCTCTAAAGCCAAACTAGCGGCTAAGTCATCAACAGACATGCGGATACTAACCTTTTGCCAAAAGCCAAAGCGCTGGCCGTTAAAGCGCACCTCAACGATGTTTTCTTGTGTATCAGCCATACACGCGCCCAACCACAAATAATGGGTGACGCACACCGTTTTGGGCGATAAATACCGCTTCATCAATACCCATTTGATGTGCTAACAAAACGCTAGGCAATGGGTTAACAATGTCGCGGCTTACTTGTGGGGTTAAGTCTTGGTCTAGTAATGCATCAATCAAGGCTGTGCGAGCTGACACAGCTGCCTGAAACACTGCATCATTCATACTTGGCAATAGCGCATCGATGGCCGTTAATAAGTTGCTTAGCACGGCATCACGGCCATTAGCATTGTCATAATCGGCTATTGCCATATTTGCCGCTGCCACTACTAGCATCTGGCTACGTAAAGCGCTCTCACGCGCGGTGTTAATTTTGTAAAGTGCTGAAACTGTCACCGCAGTATTGGCGCTAGCTTCAATGGTTGGCGGGTTAATGGCCGTATTAGTGATTCGAGCAATTGCACGGACGCGTGTATCACTGGCGACATCTTCATCCAGTGCGTCAGCGCCCAAGCCTAACACATTAGCAAAGTTACCCATTGCCGCTGCATATTGTCCTGGTACTTGCATAAGCACATTAATGTCGTTCTTAACGCCTGCCACCACATTCAGCACTTGGCTTGCCCAAGTAAGCGGCAAAGTAGTGAGCGAGATCACATTACGCAAGCCATCAAGATGCTGGCTAATGTCAGCAATAAACGCATTCAACCCATCGTTGCTAATAGGCTCCAGCGCAAAGTCTTCAATAATCGCATCATGCAGCTTGGCCGTGCGGTCAAACGCTACGTCCACTTTATCAACAGTAGGCTCATAAGGCGCACGGCCACCTGGCACAAAGTCTATACTTACAACACAATAACCGCCTTTGTCATTACTCTCAGAGCGTGTCCAATCGGCAGCCTCAACCCATAACTGACCTAGCCACGGATGGTTAAGCCAAACAGCGCCAGTGGCTGCGAGCTTTTCAGTAAAGCCATTAACCTCAAGATCATAATCTGCACCGATGAAGTAGGCATTAAGCTTAAATGCCTTTGCCTTAGCGCCAAAGCGCTCAACCTCTACTTCGTCCGAATGCGGGAACTCATGAATCACCAGCCGCTTGCCAGATTTTTCGTCATGGTTTTCGGTCAAGAACTCAAAACCATCAAAATCAGCTTTGATTAGACGATCAAGCCAACTCATGGAATTCCCCAAACGCTACCAGTTTGAGAAAAGTTTTTAACAGGGCCAGATGTATTGGTGGTTTGAGACGTTGCTTTCAAGCCATCAGCCAATTGCACACGCACTGTGGTTTCTACCTTTGCAGGCTCTTTGTTGGTTGGGGAGTTCAAGTACTCGTACAGCAACCCACCAGAGCCGCCGATTGCCGCACCTATTGCGGTGCCAATCACTGGCACAAAGCTGCCGATCATGCCCCCAACGGCAGCGCCATTCAGTGCGCTATTGCCATAACGACTCATAGCAGAGTCTTCACCAAATGCGTAATCAAGCCCAGCACCACCAACAGCAGCGCCCACACCTAAAACACCAGCGCGCCCAGCTACTTTCCCCGCTTTAGGTGCATATCTTGATGCCGCTCTTGAAATAGCGCCAGTTGCAGCACCTTTACCACCAGACGCTATAGTAGCCAACCCTGCTGCACCAGCCATCGCAATGAGTGCGGTAGTTGCTAATGTTGCCGCCCCAGCTAATGCTGGGTGTTTAGTAGATAAGTCTGCAAACTGACCAGATAGTGTGGCTATGGCAGGGGTTAAATTATCCATTGCCGCTTTGGTGCCAGCGTCTTTAGCTTGCTCTGCCGCGCGTACTTGGGCAGATGCGGTGCTAGACATAAGCTCATAATTAACGTCATTCACGCCGTATTCAGTGCGGTTTCTGCTAATGGCTGTATCCACGCTGTTTACAACAGACTTGTTGCGTAACCCCATTAATGCACCCATCGCCTGCATATCTTGGAAGTACTTACCGATCACTGATCCTTCAGATAATGCATTAAGTGATTCGATTAACTCTTTTTGTTCTGTTTTGTCTTTGCTGACCTTAAGTTTAGCCATTACCGCTTTCATTTGCGGGTTATTAGCAGCCTCTTTATCAATGATATTCATCCATGCGGTCACGGCATCAACACCTTTGACACGTTGATCCATCAGATACTTACCTAAATCACCACGGCCAGCCTTATCAAAGTCTGTTGCGGTATCTTTACTGCTTAGCTTAGCCAGTAGATTTTTAACGTTATTGCCAGCTTCGTCCGTGCTGCCAGAGGTTAAAATAGAGGCCTGATTCATTGTCAGCACTTTTTGCAAACCATCCAAACCCATCAAGCCTGATTTGCCAGCAAGCGGCAATTGTTGCGCTAGCCATTTAGCCTGGTCTTTGATCTCAAAACCACCAGCTTGGCCAGATGCGGTAATCATATTCAATGCAGTGCGTAACTCTTTGTCGTTACCAACAATCCCTTGGCCTTTAAGCACGCTGGCAAGGTTAGCAATGTCAACAGGTGCAGCGCTAGCACCCACTGCCGTTTTCATGATCGTTGGTAAAAATTCGATTGATTTTTGAAAGCCAAGCACGTTCTTTGCAATCATTGCATCAAGCGCTTCAGCTGCTTGATCACGCGTGCCGCCACCAATGCCACGTTGAGTAGAGCGGTTGATCACTGCCTCTAACTCTTTCATGCCGACTTTACGGCCAGATACATCACGCTCTGCAAATGCAGTATTTGCCATTGATGCTAAACGTTCATCAAAGCTCATTGCTTTAGATGCAGCCCCTTTAATCACATAGCCACCAGCGCCAACAGCCGCACCAACCGTCATGGCTATTTGCAGCTTATTGGCAGCACCTAACTCACTCTTAAGTTCACGCACCTTTTTAAGTTGCGCATCATAAGCGCGGTTTAACTCCCTAGCGCTCAAAGCGCCACTGGCAGCTAGGCGCTTATAAGCAGCTTCTGTGTGTTGTATTTCACGTTGAACAGCACGCTCACCGCGTACACCAAGCACCTCACGTGCCTGAGAGAGCTTTTCATAGCTTGAGCGCTGGCGATTGTTAGATTGAACAGTGAGATTTTCAGATTGACGTAATGCCTTTTGTTGCAACTCTGCTGCTTTGGTAATGCCGCGCGTAGCGCCATCACTAAGCTTAAGTTTTACTTCAACATTAACAGACATTAAAAAAGCTCCAGTACCTTTTGCGGATACTGAAGCTTAATATGATTAGTGCTGACAACTTACGCTGGAAACGTTTCCAGCGGAATGGCTGCTAGTTAAACGCTCTACCTTCAAACTCAGCTGCTATTTTTGCATAAAGAAATAATTTGCTTAAAGGCCATGCTGCAATCTCTGAGTCT